TTGTCACCCCAAACCTCGTCGACAAACCGCTCGGGAGTCCAGCCGTCATCCGTCTGACCTTTGCGCTTGAGCCGCTTCGCATCCTTGTCTTCGCCCGCGCAACTGAACAATGGGAATTGCCAGTGCAACACTTTTGGCTCCACCGGGGCGAACGACCGTACGGCTGCGTCAAGAACTAGATGGTGCTCGTCCTCGTGGTGACGCAGAATAAGATGGCTGTCCGCTGCTCGGCTCATGCTGCCTGCGCCCGAGCCGACATCGGTCACATCCTTGTCGCTTTGGTTGCCCTTGGATGTGTGGTGAATCATGATGAAGCAACAGCCCAACTTCTGCGCCCACTGGTCGATCATGTTGTACACGCCCGCCATTGCTCCGTTGTCATTCTCAGCCATGCCTGCGACTAGGAAGCGATAGAACGCATCGAGGATCACAATGTCGTATCTACCCTTTTCGATCTTGTCGAACAGCACTGGCCCGAGTTTGGAGAAATCGATCAGGTTGCCACGCAGATTCAGAGTGTCGAGGTCTGCGAGTTCGGAGATGTCGATGCCCATCGCATCGCACAATGCGGGCATGCGCCTCGCCGTCGTCTCGCCGTGCAACTCGTTGTCGATGAGCAGCACGCGGCTCTTGGCGCATTGAAAGCCAAGCCACTCACGCCCGAGCGATGCCTTGATGGCGAGCGCATTGACCATCCACGACTTGCCCATCTTGGGTGCGCTGATGATGTTCATCGTCTCGCCCGAACGCAGCAGACCGTGAATGATGGGTCGACGCAGTTCCTTGTGAGCAGCGACAAGTTTGCAGATCGGCGTGATGACCAGTGCCGAGTCTGCGGCAGCTGGTGTCGCCGCCTCGGCATCGCCGACGCACGGCAAGCGCGGGAACTTGAATGCGTTTGCGATCTGCCTTGGAATGTCAAGCACATCCATCGGCGACAGCCCAAGCGTATGCGCCCGCTCCTCGATCACCTTGATGGCATCGCCTTCGTCCCACGACCGAGCCGCAAGATCGCATGCGACGGTGAAGATGGTTTGTCGCCGACCCGCTGGCATCACATAGCCCTCGTTCAAGAATCGGTGCGACAAGTTGCTGAGAGACTTCGGCACTAGCGGCACAACAACACTCACTCGCTCCGACTTCTCATCCGTCGGGTCAGGGAAATCCGCAAGCGAGTAAGTGTTGTCAGTGTCGACTGCGGCCACATAGCAAAGCGGTCGGTGGTCGTACTTCGTATTGACAAAGCCCGGCAAGCGCATCAGGCGCGGAGCGTCGTGAATACAACGATCAGAGCCGAGCCGAGCCGCGAGTGCCTTCTGATAAGCGCAGTGTAAATCCATGTCATGGCAAGGTTCCGACAACCTCCACCAAGCATGCACGCCTCCACCAGTGGCTACATACGCGGTCGGCTCAGGGATCAGTGAATCAATTATTTTAATTTTGGCTTGCTCAACGGTCGTTCCACCGTCAAAGTCTGCGTAAAGGCATCGAGCCATGTTCACATCTTTCGCCTTGCCGCCAGTCTTGTTGGCTCTCGGGTTGGCTCCGAAGTACATGTCTGTCGCATTGCCGCCGAGCTTGGTCAGGTCGGCGATGATGTCGGGCGCGTCCTTGAGGTTCGTCCACTTCTGCACGCGCATCGCGCCGAGCGTGCGGATCTCGATGATGTCGGACTCGTCAAAGATGTACGGCAACAAGCGGTAGGCGTGGCTGATGACTTCAGTTTCCATAGTTCACTCCCCACGAATAAAGAATCCACCACATACCAATCAAGCCGGCCAACAGCCCGAGATAGAACGACTCAAGAGAGTCGTGCATTCGTTTGAGTTTCATGTCGCATCCTTGCGTTAAGTGAAAGCGAGCGACGGCAACCAATGTCACCGCCGCCCGCCGTCCGGGGCTTAGTTAAAACGGAATGTCCATGTCGGCGACTGGCACTGGATCAGCATGCTTTGTCGTGGCCGCAGGATGCGCAGGCAAGTACGCCTTCACTATGTTGGAGACCTTGCCAACCTTGCTCGTGTACTGCTCAATCGATGCCATGATTTCGACATCGACCAGGCTTTGCTCGTTAAGCGAGCCGCCTTTCTTGACTGCGGGCAAGTTGCAAGCAATCACCACCGTGTTGATTTCCCACGGCTTGTCGACTCCGATCGTCGCAAAGATCCGCTTGTTGTTGCCTTGAAATTCTGTATCTAGCCACAACTTCAGCGACATCCCATCCTTGTTGTGCTCGCTCTTCTTGTACTGATCAGGCGCGAACTCTGCCTTTGTGATCTTAAATGTGTACACGCCCTTAGGAAGAATGATCTCCTCAAACTTGCGGTCGGTCTTTAAATCTTGCGGTGCATCCCATATCAGTTTCATTTCTTACTCGCTTTCTTTTCTGACAATTTGCTGTGACCAGTCGCCACCTTGGCAACGAGTCGATCCCGAACATCCTCTTGCGAGGTGCTTCCCTTTTCCGCTGCGGCTCGCGCCGACGCGGGTGAAATCTTGTGACCAAGTTCCTTAGCGATCTCGCTGACTTGCCCCGCAAGACCATCGATCTGCTCATCAAGAACAGACTGCTTCAGCATCGCCATCACGCTGCTCGACCCGCTGCTTGCAGGAGCAGCTGCTGGCAACGCCCGCGCCTCGGGCTGCGCCGACTCAATCGGCATCTCCTCCGCAGGCGTGCTCTCGATCTTTAATAGATGCGGAATGATTGCGCAACCGTGTCGATAGGCACGACCAGTAGCCCGAGTGATCGCCATTGACCGCACGCTGAATGCCGAGCGTCCCCACGGCGCACGCTCTGCGCTCGAAGCAATCGCAGAGCCACGCGAGACGGTCTCGCCAGTGTCGATGCGCACGATGGCGACGACCGCCATGTACTCGACAGAGCCGTCCTCTCCTGTTGCCTGCTTTGTTACCTCTACTTCAGTTGATGTCACATTGAATGCCCATCCAACTGCTTGCCACCAAGCGACGGTCGGATACTGCCGACCTTGAATGTTTACGATGAGATGCCCGACTGTCGCCGCAATCTCCTTGGCGATTGCCTTCGCCTTCTGCATCTGCGCCAATGGTGTCGGCTGATCTGTTGACATGATTTCGTTTGTCATAGTTGCTCCTGTAATTTTTTAAACGCCCAAGCAGGCAGCCCGATGTCAACGACATCGTCTTGAGGCCACCCCGAAAATTTGTCTGCTGCCTTGCACGCCCACCACTGCTTTTGCAACTCGACAAGTCGATCGCTGTAGCAATCCATGACCTCGTCACTCATGCGAAATACTCCTGTGCCGAATGGTGCAGATGTCTCGACCACTAAGAACACAAATGAAAAGTCGTCAGGCATCATGCGACCAGTGGCTGACATTGCTGAACGCAAGACAGCCCGATACCAAGCGGCTTGAAGTCCGTATCCAAAGGAAGCAATCGACTTCTCAAAATCGCTATTGGCTAGATCGCGTGTGGTCTTTAAGTCACAGACCATGCCGTGACCGTTCCACGCATCGAGCCGAGCCTTGGCAGGAAAGCCGCCGATCTCGCCGAACACACTGACCTCACGCTTCTTGCATGCACTCAGCATGTGCTTGATGCGCCAATCACGATCGCACGCGGCGATCATGCCGTCCAACTGCTGCGCCTGAACTGGCGTGATAATGCATCTGCCCTCGTTTAATGCGTCAAATTCGGCGTGTATTTCCTTGCCTGATTTTGTGCGCTTGTCAACATCGGGACTCACGACCGCTTGCGCTAGATCGTTCTCGGGTTCAAGGATGGCCGCATGCAGAGCAGTACCCAACGACATTGCTGCCGATGCCATCGGAGTGCCGAGCATCTCCAGCGCGTGCATCGGTGTACTCGTCTGCAACTTGCGGATGAGTGACGACCCGACAGCGTCGTCGCTGTGGTAAGCCTGCGCAGGCAGATTCTCAACGATGCAATTTCGTAGGTGCAAAGTCATGCTGCACCTCGCATCTGTCGCCACGCCAATACAGCCCGCTGCATCAGCGACGACTTCTGAACTTCGCTTACAAGATCACGCTCAAGAATCTCGCGCACCATGTCGCCCTGTCCAAGTTTGACTAGCGGCTCATCTTCGATCTTTTTGCGATCACCGTTGAGCACAGTCTCGCATGCTCTCATGACATCGGATGGAGTTGCTTCTCGTGTTTGATCGAGAAGCGCAATCACATCAGCGAGTCGACACGAGCAAACTAATCGAATGCACATCGCACCTGATCGAAGAGACTTCGCTTCTGTTGGCTTTTCTTTTTCGATGCGCTCGGCAAGCGAATGCAATCGATAACCCGCGAGCGCAACATCCTCGAAACGATTCCACCACAGTTCTTTTTCAGTCTTCATTACAAATCTCCTAGAAAGATTGCGACAAAAAGTCCCACCACCAGACACAATGTCTAGGTCACATCCAGTGGCAGGACTTATTGTCGCAGAATTAGAATTGATTAGTGACCTAGACATGCGAGAATGATTGCATATCCAACTGGATATGTCAAGCGGCATATTCCTGCAGGATTACGCTATGTTTTAATTTCCGCTCAGTTTGTGGATAATGGATTTCGCCACGCCACCCACTGCACTGACCGCGCTGGCGACTGTTGCTCCAGTGCCGTCAACCTGGCCCCACTTTTTCAAGGGGCATTCATAGCCAGCCAGTGTCACTTTAACAGACAGCAACGCTCTAGGCGATGAGCCACAGCCGCATTTGGTACACCAACCAATTCCCTTTTCTGTGTCCGTCATGCCTTTATATTCAACAGCCCGATCTGGACACGCCATGCAGATCGCCAGTCGCGCCTCCGCGTCGGCTTCGCTGGCAGGGCCTTGCGTTGCGTGAGTCATTTCAACGCGAGCGTATTGCGTGGCTTGTGCCATCGCGCTTGGCGTTTCAATTTCACCCGCTGCTCGCATTGCTTCTCTCTTCGCTTTGAAATCTAGGAAGTGTTGAAGTTCTGCGCTTGGAGTTGCGGGGTTGGTCTTCATTTCCGCAAATATGCGGTTCATTTTCTGCTTTAATTCTTCAGCCGCTTGTATATTTTTCATGGGCATGTTGCGCAGTCGTCGTATTCGTGAACGCAGTTTTCGTATCCGCATGTTTCACAATGTGGAATAGGAACAATGCAAGGATCTGTATCAGATTGCGGATATATAGGGTTGCATGTGCATGGTGGACTTCCTGTGCCACTAATGCTGCAAGTCGCATCAAAAGTATTTATCCCGATTTCAATAGTAGTCGGAGTACAAAGAGAATTAGGACAGACAATCGCTCCAAGTTCAGCTAAATAATCAATGGTGTGTGTTTCTGTTCTTCCATCGTCGCAATGAACATAGGTTTCAGTGGAACCAGCAGAGTTGTAATATGCAATCAAATCGCTAATAAATGTTCCATTACCGGGACAAGCATCAAATAAACCATTTGCTTGACAATGCGCGCTATTTACGGCGTTATCTACCGATATTTCAATCACAATTATGCTGCAAGTATTATCACAAACTTGTGTAGTTAATGTATCTGTAGTCGTTAACTTTATGTATTGCATACATGGACACGGCTCGCTTGAACACTGGCACGGGCAAGCAATATCTGCACAAGTCAAATTAGCCCCGCTTGTCCAAGTGGTGTTCACACCTACTGCTAGATTGTCGCTGAAGCATTCGCACTGCGTTACACCCTCTTGACACGCCACGAAATAGCCCGCTGTTGTGGTGGCGCAACACACGCCTACGCACGCGACAGGCTCAATATCTGCGCAAGCGCCCGCTTCCCAAACACCGCCAAGCGCGGCGCATTGCGCTGGCGTTTTATTGTCCTCACATAAATCTGCGCAATCTGCGTCGCCAGGCCCAGGCGTAACCAAAATACAACAGCGTCCAGTAGTGGTAGCGCAACAGCACGAAGAATTGAGAAGACTCATTTCGCCGACTCCTTAAATGCTGCGTTGAACAAAGGCGACGCAGCCCGCTTTGCGGCGATGAGTTCGCGCACAGTTGTCGGGTCTTCGCTCGACATCACTTGCCGCGCTAGGTCTGCTTCGCTTTGCACGCGGCGCGGGATCCAACCCAAAGCAAGTCGGATCGCAGTGCCGATGCCTGTCTGCCACAGCAGCACCACCAGCGCGACCGCCACGACGGCTCCGAGACCCCACTGCAATAGCGTCGCCCAATACGGCACAATGTCTTTCACGCCCGATACGGCCACAGAAATTTGGTTTGTTTCGTGCAAGACGACAGCCGCGTCTGCTTTAATAGTGACGGCTGCGGCAACAATCTCGGGTTGAGCGGAGTGCGTAATGATGAACCCACTCCGCTCAGAGATTGAGTGTGCGGCGTTTGCTGCGACGCTTGCGCTGCTGGCGATCTCCGATGTCGCCGAGCAGCCCGCTGTGAGGGCGACGAGAATTATCGCTTGTCGAACCACTTGGCTTTGACCTCGTTGAATCCGAAGATCGAACCCGCAAGCCAACCCACCAAAAGTAGCAGGCAGCCAAAGAAAGTAGTACCGAGAGCGTGAGAAAGAAATTCCATAAGTCCTCCATTATTTCGAGTTCATCCGATCAATTTTCAACGCCAACGCGGCGATGGCTTCTGTGTGTTTCTCGTCGATTGATTGACCGCGTATGACTGCTTTGGTCAGTTCTGATGCTGTGAAGCGCAGCTCTTTTGTGTCCTCTGCAATGCGCATCAATGTTCCGTTCTTCTCGCCGAGCGACGACACATAAAGACCCAACCCGATCAGAATGCCAATCAGTTGCCCGACCAGCACAGTCGTTTGCAGCGGTGTCAAAGATGGCTTCTTCGGAGGAGCCATTATGGACAGGTTCCGTCGATGGCGTTTGGAACACAGAATGTGAACTTGAGAAGAGAATCACCACCACGCGACATCAACATGTGGACGCATGTTCCAGTGGCGATCGGCTGTAATGTGTAGCCACTTGGAATGTTGGCGTGTGTAAAGCCTGGCCCGTTCTTGGTTCCGCTTGTTTGCTGCAATGCCTCAACCGTGTTGTACGCATAGATACCAGTGTTGGTATATGTCAACGACGCACCCGAGCGTTGCTCGAATAGGTTTGAAGAATCCAAATGAGCAAGACCCCAAGTGTATTTCCATCGTCTGCCTGTAATCACAACAACATTGCCAGTGATGTATGCGACAAATGTCTGCTGAATGTTTGGAGGACTTGAGCGAGCGTCAAATTCACTGCGCTCGTTCACCTTGTCGGCCATCTTCTTGAATGCGCGAACATTCAAAGCACCGAAATTGTTTCGGATGTTGCCGTTGATATTCATTATGTGTTCACAATTCCAAGTGCAGAGAAAGCGACTTCGCTTGGAAATGGTTGCTTCCAGTAGACGACATTCGCCTGCTCAGGGTTTGCCGCGCTGATTGCTGATCCCGGCGTGACACGAGTAGTCGACGCTCTTTGGTCTATGTCACGCAGCGGCTGCTGGCGTAGGTGGTAGGTCGTCGGATCGTATGAGAATTGATAATTGATCTCGTATTGATTCGGGCCAATTCGAGAAGTGTTTGCACCTACGAAAAGCAGTGAACTTGCAGCGCATACAAATGTTTGACCAGTTGCTCCTAAAGTGAATGACGCTACATTTCTTTTTCCAGCCACCGCTAAAATTGTTGCATAATCGGGTCGACCGTAGATTACATTTCGCACACTGATATTTTGAATCGGAAGCAACATTGAGACTGGTTCACCCGAACTGTCTACCTTTGTTCCTGCGATGTCGATCAATGCTGGCAGCGATATGTTTGAACTTGTCGGAACTGTCGCACCAGTGCGCCAGATATCAACCGTCTGAACGGAGGTCTGCACTTCGATACTTGTGTAGCCCACTTCCGTCGATGTCTTCACATCCGCCGCCACTGGCCCGGCTGCTGCGTCTCCGACTGTCGAATCAAAATTGAAATCGACAACCCACAATTTGCCTAGACCATCTTGAATCGGTGTGATGGTGTAGGAGATGAAGCGAAAGAACGGAGCCGCAACCGATTCAGTGCCACCGCCAAAACTCAAGTACGGCGTGATTGGGTTTGTGACAGTTGTGTCAACAATATCGGCAATCGTCAGATTTTGATCAGTCGAATCTCGAACAAGGTAACTGTGAACGGCTGTCCACTTGCCTTTGTCGAATGTCGCCGAGCGCGTGCGTTGAACCCAAACAAGACTAATTGCCATTATGCCGCGCCTCCTGAGTTGTCGACAATTTGTCGTAGTGCTTTGAGTTGTTCGCTTGCAATATCATTCGCCTTCTTTGCGCTGTTGAGCAGTTCGGTCTGCTTGGAGAAGTCTGCGGAACCCGCAACCTTGACGCTGCCGATGGCGGTTGCGATTGAGTCGACTCCTGGCATTGCGTTGCTTCGATTTGCCTGCTCTAAATTTTTGGCGGCTGCATCCGCTATCTCCTGACCCTTCTTTAAATCCTCAGTGTTCCATTCTTGGATTTGCTTTTGTAATTCAGATTCTTTGCTGATGTCTTTCTCAAGTTGCAGTTGCTCTGTTTTTGCGTCAACGATTTTTTGATATTCATCGGAGTGCAGATTTGTTCTTTTCAAATCAATGAGAAAAATCTCCATCTCTGTTTTTCCGAGTTTCTCTGTATCCGTAATAATTTCGGCAAGGATGTCGGCAGCATTCTGTCGTTCCTTAATGTCGTTGGCTTGAAAGTCCTCAAATCGTTTTTGACTTTCTAGTTTTTGTTGAGTTGCAATCTTTTCTTCTGCCGCAGTAGCGGCTTGAATTACTTTGTATTGCTCGGCAGTTCTTTTGTTTTGCTCATCAAGAGATGCCATTAGTTTCTTTGACTTCTCTATTTCAGCGTTTGCTTTGTCAACTCCAAAAGCCCAATTACCAATCGATTCTCCAATCGAAAATGCTGCGCCAGCCACTGGAATTGATTGCACTGCTTGACCAAACTTCTCTCCAAAAGCACGACCAACATCTCCGAGGTCTTTATATATGCCTGTAGAAAAGCCTTTGACGAGATCTGAACCAATAGATAGTCCCGCGCTGACGGCAGCGGTTGGCCCTAAAAAGTTTTTAATAAAGCCAGTGGCGGCATTTTTTAACTGTTTCTCATTGATCTTTGAGATGCTGCTTCCAATTGTTTGCTCCGCACTCTTTGCGGCAGCATTCGCAGTCTTAATACCCGCCAAGAAGTTGTCGTTGTTCATGTAAGTGTTGACAACGAATGATCCGACTTGTGCCATTACTTGACTCCCATCTGTCGTTTAAGTTTCTCAATCGCTTGCTGTGGTGTCTGCTTTGGCTTTTCAAAGTACGGCATGAAATCTTGTGGACTGTAAGACTTTGAATTGCTAGACCTGTTTGAATTGGCGATGGTCGATGCAATAACGCCCGCGCTCAAGTCGCCGCGCTGGCGTGAGTCAAGACATCCAGTGATGCTCTGATACGCGATCCATTCTTGGAGTTCTCGTGATGACATTCGATCTCCTAATTCGGCAACAGTCATTTTCAACTCAGCCGCCAGCATGAACATGAACAATCGCAGCGGGCGGCTTCTTAGTTTTTTTCGAGTTCCTCAGCGTCCTTTGCGCCAAGACCCGAAAGTCTTTGGCAATGCTCGTACAACTTATCGATCACGCTCGAAGGCATTGCGCCTACTTCTGCAATCTCTGCATCCGTAAACAATCGCACGCCAGTCTCGTTATCAACTAACGATCTGATAACGAGACTAGCGCGGATATTTTTCACACCCTTCTTTATGTCACGCTGAGAAAATACTTCTTGCTCCCACAAGTCCCGCTCGCCTGCTGTAAGGCCGCGAAGCGAGACGAGACCATCGATGCCCGCAACCTTGACGGTGGCGGTTGGGATCTTGAGCGCAAGTAGTTGTTCTC